CATTTCTGTCAAGGTCGGTTCCGTATTTCTCAAAGCCAATCCTTGCTCTGTCTTTTAAACGATTAATAACATTCTCAACGACTGAATCGTACTCGTAGTTATTCTGCATCTTTTTTATATTTTTTTACTTGTGCTTTTAAGGCTTCTCTCCACTTTAAGTCTACAGTACCATCATCCAAGATGTCTTGAATAAGCTGTATTGTCTCGTTAGATACAAACTCTTTAGCTTTCTTTGTAGCTTTTACTACTTTTTCTTCTTTGTTTTCTAATTCTAAGTTTTCCATAATTTAATTTTTATCTGCCCTGGCCTCTGTATTGTTTAGGCTTCGGACTGTGTTTATTGTAAGATTTTTTAGCCCTACCCATTTTACGTTTGCCGAAATTCTTTTTCTGATTCCCTCCAGCTGAAGATTTTAGTTTCGCCATCTTTAAATATTTCTAATTTTATTTTTTCATCTGATGTCTGGCTACATAACATACTTGCTCCTCCTGCTAATCCTAACTGAGTTAAAAAAGTAAACTGCTCTGGACTAATCCTATCGCCTAACTTCTTAATCTCACAAGCTACAAACTGACCATGTTTCTTATCATAACCGATTATATCTGGAACTCCTTTCCTCCCAATAAACGCCCTACCTTTTACAGCAAGGTTATTATTTCTCCATACTTCCATCCCTCTTTGTCCTAAATAGTCAATCATCATTTTGGTCAGCTCGGAAGCTGTTTTGTATGTTGCCATAAACCAAAGTTACAATATATTTATATATATTATACATAGCGAATCATCTCCTCTATTGGAACTTGCACATATTTGACATTTCCTTCTACCTTAGTATTGTTCACTCTAAAGTACCTACGAGCCTTTTTTCTAAGCATTTCTGACCTCATAAAGTATATCCTATCCCTCAAATCGAAGTTAATAGCAAAGAACTCTACATTTTTATCAGCTATGCCAGAAGGCTGATTGTCTCTCTCGTATTCTAACCACATAAAGCCATCTAACAATGCTGTAGGCATCTGTATTACTAAAATCTTAGTGTTCTTAGCAAACAACTTAATAGCTTGATAGGTACCATCAGCATTACGAGCTTCTTCTATCTCGAACTTACGTCTGTTTCTATAGCCATTATGCTTACCCATTTATAATGCTTCTATTTCTTGTTTTACTTCTTGCCAATATTTTGAATATCTATATCCAAGTTCTCTACTCCATTCCCCATTGTCATATTGTATTTGATATTCTTCTTGCGTTTCTTTTAGTTCTAATATCTCATCTACTGCTATTAATGCACATTGTTTAGCTCTATATAAATCATCGTACATTCCTTTATTTTCTATCACAAGAAACATTTTATCAAATAATTCTTGTGCTTTTTCTTTTGGTGTCATAGGTTAATTTGTATAGTCAATAAATGTCATTGTTTCTGGTAAAAATCTAAGCGGTAAGTTTTTTGTTGTGCCATGTCTGTTCTTTTCAACCTTACAGATAACTAAATCATTTGTAGCGTATTCTGTTCCACCAATCTCTATTGGATTTGTCATCTCATAGTAATTAGGTCGCATAAGCATAATAACTGCATCAGCATCTTGCTCAATAGAACCAGATTCTCTAAGGTCTGATAGTTGTGGCATTTTATCTCCTCGTTCCTCTACTCTACGAGATAATTGAGATAGGGCGATAATGGGTACTTGTAACTCTTTTGCTAAGGATTTAAGGCTTCTGCTTATTAAACTCACCTCCTGCTCTCGGTTTTGGTTGTTTTTGCCTTGTCCACTCATAAGCTGTAGGTAGTCGATAAAGATTACTTTAATGCCATACTTCTGCTTCATAATGGTTGCCTTTGCTCTAAGTTGCGAAATACTTATACCGCCCATATCTTCAATATGTAGAGGGGAAAGTAATATCTTATCATCAGTTTTTAGTAGTATCTTTCTTTCTGCGTCATTCAAATTATTCATTCTAAGACGTTTTAACGGTATCTCACTCGTAATTGACTCTAACCTTTCAACTAACTGTTCGGAGCTCATTTCGAGGCTAAAAATGGCCGTAGGTATCTTATTTGAGATACATAGGTGGTAAATACTTGAAAGCATAAAAGCTGTCTTACCCATTCCTGGTCTTGCAGCTATTACTACAAAGTCTGGTCGGCACCATCCAGCTAATGTGTTATTTAGCTCACTAAATCCAGTATCATAACCTAATAATTCTCCGCTTTGTGCCTTGTCTCTTGAGTAGTTTAACGATAAAATGACATCTGTTATTGTCTTTTCATGGATATTACCATACTCTTGTAAAGCTATAAGTTTACCGTTGACCATGCTGAGTAAATCTATTGCTTGACTATCGTTGTCTAAACATTCATATTCGCTTTGCTTAAACAGCATAAATGCTTCTCTTTTCTTGTAAACCTCAATAAGCATCTCAATATGGCTGTTGACATTATGTGCTCCAGTTACATTATCAGTTAACTTTGATAGGTAAAATGCACCTCCTAATTCTTTATACGCCTCATCATCTTTAAGTTTTTGGTTTAGGGTGGTAATATCTACATAAACGCCATCATCATACATCTTTTTTACTACGTCAAAGATTTTTTGGTGGCCTAAATCATAGAATACCTCTTTTTTTAAGTGTCCAACTGCTAATGGCAATGTTCTTTTATCCATCAATATTGCACCAAGTATGCTTTTCTCTAACTCTCTGCTCTGTGGTAGTGTTACTAATTCCATTATTTAAGGCTGATTTTAGTTGTTTGTTGTGTGTTAGGTGTAAACTGATTGCTATTTCTTTTCCATGTTCTTACTGCTGCCTTCCAATCCTTCATAGGATTTTTACCTATTAACCATCCTCTTGCTTCGTAATGGTCTATAAATTGTGAGCCATCTAAAGCGAATCCAATTTCCTTTGAATATTCATTTATTTGTTCAGCCGTAGGCCTTATAAATGTATTCTTATTGTTAGTATTATTGTTAGGTAAAGTTTTTTTACCAGTTTCGGTAAAGTTTTTTGACCGTTCAAGTAAAGTTTCTTTACCATCGGTAAACTTTTTGTAATCGTTTAAATACTCTAAAAACAATACTGAAACTTTAAGGTGTTTAGTGGCTGGATTTTTGACTATAAGTTCTTTCTCTACTAACTTAGTGATTATGTTTAGAACGGCTTGTTTTGATAGGTCTAAATCGTTAGCCATGGTATCTTTAGACATATAGCACCAATGCGATTCATTATTCTGCATACGCATAATCGTATCTAATACGCAGTAATCGTTACAAGACAAGCTAAAGTGCTTCCTAATAGGATGAATTATTGTTGTGTAAAATTGTGACATTATTTCGTATTAGTTAATTTAAAATTTATAGTTAACCATCCTAAAAATGCCAAAGAAATACTTAATAACCAATACCAATCTTTACCTTCGCTAACCATCCCTATTGATTTTTGTATTAAATATGAAAAAAGTGGAATACCCCAAATAGGTATTGATGTTGTAGGTGTAGCAAATTTTCTTTTTTGTAGTTTCATAAGGTTATTTTTTAATACGAAACACTACTAATCGATTTTGATAGGTAAATCTTTTCTTTTGTAGTGGGTTAAGTGCTTCTCGTATTGCTTGTGCGTTAATGTTGGTCTTTCTGTTAGCTGCAGCTATGGATATAAACTGCTCTTCTTCTTTGTTATCAAGGTAAATCATCCTAACCTTAATTGAGTTCTCGAATCCTCTTGGTTCTAAATCTAATCCCATTGATGATGCGTTTTAGTTCGTAAATAAGGTTTGCTGTAAATAGTATTGTAAATGCTAAGGGCAATGAAATTAGTATAAACTTTACTAACTCATAGATAAATATTAGTGTTTTCTTCATAAGTAAAGATTAAAATAACCACCCCAAGTTCCCTAATTACTATTTATTGTTATAAAATATTTAATATCTTGAGGTGGTATAAGTTTACTATTTGCCTTTAGGCGTTATAGGTGTTGTAGGTTTTTTGATGTCTTTGTTAAGCCAGGTCAATAAAGTATCTGCTCTTTCAAACAAATTACTATCCATTCCGCTACTTAAAGCTACCCATAGAGCAAACTGCTCATTGTTCATTGTTGGTTGGTTCATGTTATTTTTTTAGTGATATTTTAAATGTGGTTGTGCTATACTTAGGAGCTGGGTAAATCATCTCTCCAGTCTCTGGGTCAACCAATGGGTCTTTAATAGTTTTAAGTAATGACTCTCTTTCTTTCTGCTTAAACTTGATAGCTTCTAATTCTTGGTTCATTTTAAGCCAAGTATAGTCTCCATCATAAGCATACTTTACGCCAGATTCAAACTTACTAACTTCTGCTCCTAAGACCTCTGCTTTGCCTTGTGGATGCGTGGTAAGTATATCTACCACATCTTCCTTTAAATCGGCTCTAATGCCATCTAAAAGCTGAATAATAGCCTCTGCTTTAACAAGCATCTCAAGAGGATTATCTCCAGTCTCTCTAAAGTGCTGTACGATAGTTTGTTTTAGCAATTCAATGCTAAATTTTGATGGTTCAATAGAACTTAGTTCTACTTTTGGTAATAATTCTAAACTCATAGTTTTATTTTTTGGTTAGGTTTTCTTTTTTCATTGACAATAATTTCTTTAACATTTCGTTGCTATCAAATAACTGCTTATATCCAAAGTACAAATCAGTTAGTTGTTTTACTTTAGTACACTTAGCAATCTCCATTTTTATAGCATCAATATCAATTTCTTCTTCTTCTACTATTTCTGCTACAACTTCTTGTACTGTCTGAGAAGGTTTTTTAGGGGTATCTACTGCAAAGTCCATTTCTTCTGCTGGTGTAGCTTCAAATCCTGCAGCTTTCATCAACCATGCAAGTAAGTTACGATACGCCTTACCGATTGCTCTTGTCTGTGCCATTGATAAGATTGCATACTCATCAAATCTTTTTTTGCTATGCTCAAAGTTGCTACATATTGCTACTCCAGTGGCTACTAACTGACCAGTATTAATGTTTCGTACTTCGCACTTAGCCATGTACTTAATTTCTACTTGACCAGGCTCTGTGCCTCTTCGAGTTAAGTCCGTAGTTTCTGTGATAATCGGCATTAACCCTAAAGAAGCTCCAGCGAACATCCAGCCTTCAACATTTACATATTGTTTGCCTTGTATGTTTGAACTTAATTTCTTTTCAATAATAAGTCTACTGAGTTCAGTTGATAAACTTAACATCGAATCTTTATTTATTAAAGAATACGATGGTTTTTCTAATTGATTGTTTTCTTGCATTGTGTTTGTTTTAAACGTATTTTAATGTTGTGTTATTTTTGTCATGACCATTTAACATATTTCTAAGTGTACCATATTTTATATGTTTACATATTGCAGCTTCCTTAGCAGAGTCATAATATAATCCACTTTTAGTGTCAATTACTTGCTTTGAATTAGCTTTCTTGGTTGCTTTTATTACATTTTTATTTAAGCCACTATCGTATGCGTGTTTAGTATTTTGAGAAGGCGTAACCCATTCTAAATTATCAATATGGTTGTCTAATTTATTACCATTTTTATGGTTTACTTGCATATATGTTTCATTCAATGAAAATCCTAATGGATTAAAAAAACAAGCCACTAATCTATGCACGAAAAACATTTTCTTTTTGCCATTAATCTGTAATCCAACTGTGGCATAACCATTTTTGACTCTTTGTACTAATGTCTTACCATTGATACCCATTACATAACCATGACTTGTTATAGAATAACCATGTAATTCATCTGGAGATTTAATATGCTCTATACCATCTCTTAGAATAGGCTTAGTTATTTCTGTGCTCATAATTTAGTTTTTTAGTTGTGTTGATTGGTTGGTTAAAATAAGATGCTTCTACTATTGGATTGTGTTCCCAATAGTTTACTAATCTGCTGATTAGGTTGTAAGACTCTTGGCTGTAGTTAATCTCATGTAGAATCTTAGCTACAAATAGCTTTTTGTCTTGTTCTGAAAGTTGGTGAAATGTAGAATACATAGTGTTTGTTTTATTTAAGTTCAGTTAATATTTTCCATTTAAAAGAGTTGGTTTTACAGACTTCATCTCCAATATCATTACTCCATACTTGCAGAGATGTATTTTCAGTGTCATTCATCATCTCTAAAAACCATTTTATATCATCTTTATCTTCCAATGGAAACATATTTTCATCTATTTCTATAATTGCTTCTACTTTTAAATAATTCATAGTGTTGATTTTATTTGTCTGAA